GCAGGGGCATTAAAAATATATAAATCCAACCTACCAGTACTAGAGTTTTCTAAGATATTAGCAGATATAGAAGTGATATATAATGAACCATTCGATGACGATATTGATCCAACAATACATTAACGACTTGACATACAGGGTATTTTTTGCTATACTATATAAATGATGGGGGAGAGCGATGAAGAAACGCAACCCAATTGCAAGGAGTTTAAGAACTCCGAAATATAGAAAGAGAATTGTAAGTCTGAAGAAGATTTATAATAGAAAGAAACAGAAACCACAGATAGAGAAGGAAGTTCAAAATGCTATGGAATGAAGATCAATATAATTTTCCAGTAAAAAAAGTACCAATAACTTTGGTTGATGGAACACGCATCCCAATAGACCAGGGGATGCATATTGTAGAAGCACATACAGGAATACCACTAGCATCAACTACTGAAAGTTACAATTTAATTCCTGTCTCAGATATCATTAACCCAATATCACAAAAAATTGAAGAGATGTTTGGGAAAAAAGATTTAATGAGGGGGGATATTGAAACAAAAACGCAAGTAAGAAATAAATGTTTCTTTGAGTTTGTTGCGAAATTCCACAATCATACTTACGACATTGATGGGCTAGGGAAAGTAATTCCCCAATTCAATTTTCGTACTAGTTATAATCGTACATATCGTAACAATGCAATGGTAGGGGATTTCAGAAGTAAATGTTGGAATACTTTAGTTTCTGGCGAGAAGTATGCTCATACTTATAACAAGCATACAAAAGGTTTTAGTGTTTCAGCTTTTGTCGATAAAGTAGGGAGGGCATTAGAATTAATGTCAGGTAACAAGGAACGATATAAACACTGGTATAATACAAGCCTTTCACGGGATGATGCAGTAAGTTTGTTTCGATCAACAATATGCAAATACCAAACTAAAGCAACTAAAGAAACTAAAACTAATGACAAAATGCTTGGTATTCTTATGGAAAACTTTGATGAAGAATCAAGGCATTTGCATGGTAGTGGGGCTTATAGTTCGGGATGGGCGAATATAGGATCATTATGGACAGCTTATAATGCTGCAACCTTTTGGTCTACCCATTTAAAGAATACTAGTACAAGTAAGAATCCTTTTGCTGGTATTGAGAGGAGAGAGCAACAAGTTATTAAGCTCCTGAATAGTCCTGAATGGAAATCACTAGAAGGATTTAGCAATGAGCCTGTGCAGTAGAGCGCAAGCTGATCTAGAGGATAGGGCTAATAGAGTATTAGATATACTACAATTAGTTCTATCCACTGATGTATGCGATGCAATACATTTCATTCTTATTGATAAGATTGAAGATGCTATGTCGGAAGCTGGCTTGGAAGGTATAGAAGCCAGTGAATTTCTAGATGAAACAACCGAAATGCTTATAAAAGTATTGGAGTATAAGGATGGGTCGCATGAGTGATATTGATCTGGAAACCCGTAGGCAATTAGATGAATATGCCGAGCAACTAGAGCTAACAGGTTACGAAAAAGATAAATATATTGAACGTAACTATAATCGGATAGCTAGTATTATAATGGAAAAACTAGCAAGTGCGGCAAGGCTAACGTAATGTTATCAACTAAGGAAGTTCAATCTCTACTTAATGGTAGTACCTCGTACAGAGGTAACTGTCCTGTTTGTGGTGGTCGGAGTAGTTTCTCTGCTTCGATTACCCAAGGGGAAGTAGCTTGGATTTGTTTTAAGGCATCGTGTTCTGAGCGGGGGAGAGATTACTCCACTAGATCAGTTGAACAGATAGTAACTGCTCTCCTTCGCTCACCTTTTTCTATAACTACTAGTGACTTTGTTACACCTGATTATTTTACTAGTATAGAACATAAAGATAATGCTATTAAATTTTTTAAACGATTACATATACTGCCGTTATACAATGAAGGAAGAGTAAAACTACGATACGATCCTAAACAAGATCGGGCAGTATTTTTAATAGAACGAGGTGGTAAAGTTGTAGATGCAATGGGACGATCACTATCTAATTCATTTCCAAAATGGTTTAGATATGGCAATAGTAGTAAGTCATTCTTACTACATAGATCAGCACAAACCATTGTAATCACAGAGGATATTCCCTCTGCATGTGTAGCATCATACACACACAGTGCAATGGGATTACTAGGCACAGAAGTATCCGATGATGATATGAAAGATTTATTAACCTTTAATAAGGTAATTGTTGCGCTTGATCCTGATGCATATTCCAAAGGGATATTAATTGCAAATAGGTTAAGGCCATTCGTAAATGCTAGAGCTATACTAATACCAGATGATCTAAAATATTTTGAACCATCGAAAGTAAAGGAGATTATAGATGAGTATTGAACTGAGATTACTCAATTCTGTACTTGAAAAAGATATCTATTCAGAAGTTGCAGGGATATTCACACCATCTGCATTTACTGATGAGTTAGAAGATGTTGCTTCTGCTATCGTAGAACTGCATAGTAATTTTGAATGTGACTTAGATTTTGATATCATTCGAGAACATTTAGTATCAACTAAGGTTAATACAACTGCTAAAAAATTAGTATTAGATGAAGTATTGGCAAGAATAGAGGAAGTAAAAAGTGTTAATGTTGAAGTAACACGTAAGTTTATATTCAACCTAGCACGTAAACGTCAACGTCTTGATGCATTAAATAAGTTAGCTCAGATCATAGAGAAGAATGAAGATACGCATGAAGAAGTTATTAATATACTATCCAAACTACCACAAGAAGAAGCTGATGATGCTGAAATTGTTGGCTCCGATCTTAAAGATTTAGGGGAGCATTACACAGCAGGGGGAGAGTTTCCTTTTAGTGTCAATGCTTTACAAGATGCTATAGGTGGATTAGGTAGGGGGAATCTTGTTGTTATATTTGGCAGACCGGAAGTAGGTAAATCTTCTCTTGTTGCACATGAAGTTGCAGGGTATATTAGTAAAGGATTACGTGTAGAGTACTATGCAAATGAAGAACCTGGACGAAAGATCATGCTTAATATACGAAGGGCAGTTACAAAAGAAACGGATGATGAAATTCGTAAATGTGTTGAGACAGGTAAGGATAATAAGGAGTGGATGAAAGTTAAATCTAATCTAATCGTAAGACAAATAGGTGATATAGAAATAGATTTAATTGCTGCTCGTGCTAAAGAAGATAAACCTGATATAATTATATTAGATCAAGTTGATAAGATGTCGTTAGCTAGTAAATTCAACAACACAGCCGACAGACTTAAAGCTTTATATGAGCGTACTCGTGTATTAGCAAAGACAGGGAATTGTCTTGTGATTAATATATCTCAAGCATCTGCTGACGCAGAAGGTAAGGTTGAAGTAACGTATTCTCATCTTGAAAATAGTAAGACAGGTAAAGCTGGAGAAGCAGACTTAATTATAGGGATAGGTAAGTATGAAGTTATGAGTAATGATAGAGTACAAACAAGAACTTTAACAGTAAGTAAAAATAAAATTAATGGATGGTTAGACAGAACCGATGTTAATTTTGATAGATTTACAAATCAATGGAGTGGTAACTTATGATTACCGTATTAGATATAGAGACAACAACTAAAGGTCCAGATAGAAGTCCATCTCCTTTTTGGCCTGAGAATTATCTTGTTAGTGTAGGCTTTGAATCTGAAAAATATACTAATTATTTATGTTTCAATCATAATCATAAGAAGCCAGACGAAGGAGCTAAATATATTTTATCAAGGCAATTAAGAATGACTACGTTATTAGTAGGTCATAATATTAAATTTGATTTATCATGGTTGCTTGAATGTGGGTTTGAATACGATGGCAAGATATATGACACTATGATATATGAATACATTAAACTTGGAGGTATACGTGATAGTTTAGATTTATCTTCATGTTGTAAGCGGTACAATATTGCAGAAAAATCAAAAGAAATACAAATTTCATTCGATAAGAAAATTGGATTTGAAGCAATAGATTGGGAATTAGTTGAATCATATGGGCGTAATGATGTTCGTATTACCCATGAACTGTATAATGCACAGCAAGGAGAGTTAAATGCAAAAAACAATTAATCTTATGAATGATATGTGCCGTGTGTTAATTAACATGGAAAGATCAGGTATTAAAATTGATATAAATGCTCTTCAAAAACTAGAAAAAGAATACACAAATGAGTTACATATCTTAACAACTAAATTAGAAATAACTGCAAAAAATGCACTTGGAGATACACCTTTTAAATTAACTTCTAATAAAGATTTAAGTGCATTAATTTTTTCCCGTAAACCATACAAACGGGATCAATGGGCAGACATGTTTAATCTAGGAACAGAGTTTGTTAATGGAGTACGTAAGCCGAAACAACCTAAACATTTTCCTCCTGATCTTTTACAACAAAAGATAAAAAGGTTTTCTGGTATTACATACAAAACTGTGGCACGACAATGTGTGACATGTAAGGGTACAGGTAAAGTTTCTAGACGTAAAAAGAATGGTACTCTAGGTAAGCCCCGTTATAATTGTGATATATGTAGCGGAGGGGGAATTGATTATAAAATAGACATGGCTAATGTTGCAGGATTTAAACTTAAAGCTACAAAAGTAGATCACTTAGCAACACACGGTTTTTCATGTGATAAAACTAGACTAGAAGAATTAATGAGGACAGCAAATGGTGAAGCAAAAACATTCTTATCAAACATGGTACGATTTAATGCCGTCTCCCATTACCTTAACTCTTTTATCAAAGGGATCAGAGAAAATGTCGGACGAGATGGAATCTTACATACTCAATTTATGCAATGCGTTACAGCGACAGGCCGCTTATCAAGCCGCTCTCCGAATTTCCATAATCAACCACGAGGAGGGACTTTTCCAATTAGAAAGGTCGTTATTAGTAGGTGGGAAAAGGGGAGCATAACAGAAGCAGATTATTCTCAATTAGAATTTAGAGTGGCTGCTGCATTATCAAAAGATAAAATTGCGATTAAAGATATCATTGACGGAGTTGATGTGCATACACGTACTGCCAACACATTAACCGAACATGGACAGGTAACTTCAAGGCAAGATGCTAAAACCCACACATTTAAACCTCTATATGGGGGTACATCAGGTACAAAAGCTGAACAAGCATACTATAGGAGTTTTTTACAAACATATAAAGGTATTGCAAAATGGCATAAAAAATTATTACAAAAAGCCACAGCACATAAGTCAGTATGGTTGCCATCTGAAAGGAGATATAAGTTTCCTTGGGCTAGGATAAATCCTTATGGTGGGGTAGCTGGTGGTACAAAGATTAAGAACTACCCAGTACAGGGATTTGCTACGGCTGATATAGT